CCTTCGTTATATATAAGGTCGTGGCTAGAGAGAGTGTAGACGATTGGACCCATGTAAGACTGCGACACGAAGGACTCGATTGTCCCTTTGTCTTTGTGCGGTGTTCCCGACATCCCTATCTTATACCTTGCATTCACGGAGAGTTGGAAGACTTTCTGCATAGACGCAGCAGTGATGTGCTGGCACTCATCCCCTATGACAGCAGTCACCGAACGGTAGAATTCTGGGGACATCTTGTGAAGAGACTGGAATGTTCCGAAGGTGATATTGGGCATTGCCTGCTCCACCTTGTGCATATTGCTCCCTCCTCCCACAATCCCAAACGTCCAATCCTTTTTGAAGGCAGGGTTGATTTTCTCGTCGTACATCTTAAACTTATCCATCGTCTGATTGCCGAGGTTGGCATTGGGGACGATGAACACCATCTGCGTTCTATCGCAGTGGTCAAGCATATACTTAAAGATAAGATAGCTGGTGAGGGTCTTCCCTGCGCTTGTGGACATTTCCGCAACCCCCCTTCGGTATTTGAGCACAGCAAAGGAGCCCTCTATCTGATAGCCGTAGGGTTGTATATCTGACCCCTCGAAGAGTTCCTGAACATACTTGGTGTACCCCTCTTTGGTGATGGAGGTGTCTATGAGTCCTGGGAGGAATGCGTCTGAGAGGTTGAAAGGCTCGCTGTATTCCAGAGTGAAGTTGTGTAGCTCTTTCCACAACCCTGCGGAGACGATGAGGTTATCATTGATGAATGTCTCCTCTAGGGGGATGTTTGGGTTTATCTTCCTTAGGATAAATGCATCCTTCCTCTGGGCTGTCATATGGTAGAGGAGGGCTTGCACCTTGTGGTCTGCGATGTCCTCTACCTTGATATACTGACCATCATTGGATATTTTTAGTAGCATAGCTAGCTTATATATAGGTGTTACAAAAAGTGTTTGCTATCTCGCATGCAAAGATACGAAATAGCAAACAAATACAATCTATATAGTTTTTGGTTAACCTAAGATGGGTCTCGGAGGGTGAGAATCCAGTAACGTCCCTCATCACTCTTCAGACCTACCCCAGTGTTGTACTGTGCCACACGGGGAGAGAGGGTAACGGAGCTGGTAAACTTCTCCCTCCACTTATATAGGTCTGAGGTCTGGCTCTTCCCGAACAGAGGGAAGAGGGGGCAATCATCCCCTAGGGTGTATGTCATAGGGGTGAGGTAGACCTCTCCCTTAACCTTATCCTCCTTCACGCTACTTATCCCCACGACATTGAACGACAGCTTGTTCTGCAACTCCCCAAGGGAGAGGGGGAGTTTCTTTGACCTCTTCAGCACCTCGTTGGGTTTGTTGACTTCCGTGAGGTACATATACCCGTTGGACCTGACGTGCTTAGAGGAGGGGATAGCTGGCACACCGATATTCTTGTCTGCCTCCTCCTCGGTTTTGAACTCTGTATTCCAGAAGCTCCTGACAGAGTGCATATCCTCGGTGAACATATCTAGGGAGATGGAGTCACTCACCTTGGTGTCCTCTTCCTTCAGCTCGTATGTCCTCCCATTGTACACCACAATTCTGTGCTTGCTGGCGTGTGGGTTGGGGAACTTGAGGGGGCTGTCTTTGTATGATAGGGTGAGGAGTGTCTTGTCTGTTTTTGCCAGAGACGTAATCTTGAGGGCGGTGTCGCTATCGTATAGCGTGCTAAGCCTAGGGATGTTCAGTTCGTTGTTGTACATACCTTCAGCAGCTAGCACCCGTTCCATGAGGTAGGGTCTTAGGTGGATAGACACATTCCTAGTTGGACCCTTGTACGTCCCATCCCCGTTCTCTACAATAGAGTCTACCTCTTCCTTTGTAGGCTTGTCTAGACCTAGCTCCAGAGGGTAGATAGAGCAAATGGTCTTGGGGGTGGTTATAGAGCTCTTGATATACTTACCATACACAGAACTTGTCTTCGTCACACCCGTTGAGGATTCTACGTCCGTGTCATCCATCAGGATAGGCTCTTCGTTGAGGTAGTTGAACACCTTCAGCACATCTGTGTTGGTGTCGAGGGTTATATCCCCAGACTTGGATACAGCTGGCGTGAAGAACATCATCCTATCCACACTTATGGGTAGGTTGACATTAGAGTAGGTTGGATTCTTTAGGGATAGGTTAAGAGCTATCCTCAAAGACTTGTTCGCCTCTACGTATGCCATAGGGGAGATAAGGATAAAGAACCCACTCTCATATCTTCCGTTATGGACGGTAGCTACAGCGGTTATATCCGTCATATCCTTAGTAAGGCTCAGCACCCCAATCTGGTTCATCATCATATCCTTGTTGATAGATGAGTTCGTTGCTACGTCTGCCGTAACGAGGGTGGAGAGGAGCTTATGAACCATCTCCTGTGACATGCCATATGCCACGTTCTTGTCTCGGATGATAGCAAACGGAACCTTGTCTGTGGTGTAGTCTGTGATGGTAAGCATCTTATCTAGCTTCACCCCCTTCCCCTCAGAGAGGATGACATTCCTTCCAGCAATCACAGAGGTAGACACTTCCATCGGTTCATTCCCTCCGTTTGTCGAGAACATGTTCGACACGAACGGTTTCATGATATGGTGCTTGCCGTAGCCTGTGATAGGTGTTAGCTTAGCCTTGCCATCCTTGACGCTCCCACTACTCTCCATGAACGGGCTTAGCTCACCCATCCTACACAAGAGAGCGACAAACACCTCACTCTTACCTGCCATCCTAGACACCTCACGCCACTTGGCTGTATTGAGGTTGGACATGTTCAGGTGATGGGATATGGTTATGGTGTTGGATGGGGTTGAGAGATTGTCATCTCTGAGTCTTGTGAACTGACCACCATGTGCTTCAAACGACATGGTTGGGGAGAGACGCTCATCCTCAAAGGCGGGTTGTTCAATCGACCACTCATACACCCTCCCTCCACTTGTCGTGAAGGTAAGGTTCAGAATCCTAGGTGTTGTCTCTTCTATCTTCTGGAAGAACTGGTTTGTCCTCCTGAACATATCTGGGACATTAGCATACTTCTGTGGGATGTTCTTACCATATATATAAGGTATAACAACCCCGTTCTCGGTGTAGTAGGGTTGTTTGAAATGGAAGAAGGAATGAGTTGTGATATTATCCGCTGTCACCTTCTGCACACCTGAGTACCTACCATCTGCGTAGTATAGGTCTTTACTCAAAGCACTTGACCCCGCAATCTTCACCTCCACCCCATTGATGGTGAGCTTAACGATATTATCGGAGATGATAGACCCGTTGGTGTTCTTCGCTGTGGGGTGTAGGATTTTCATCTCCTTCGTCTCGGAGATAGATTGCTTAGCCCCTTCGACGGGAGGGATGAATCCACTCCCTAGGGATGTGTCTATAAGGGTATTCGCATCCGTCACGAAACCAAGAGAGCCCTTGGACTTGTTGGTATATTGCTGGATAGGGGAGAAGGAGACCTTTTCCTTTGTCACCTCTATCTTCACACTTCTTTCGATGGGAGCCTTGAAAACACGAATGCCATCCTTCACTGCGTAAGGTAAAAGGACGAAGGAGGTGTATATCCCCTTTTCTTTCGTAAGGTCTTTGTACATCTCTGCGATGTCCTCAGCACGCATCTTCACGGTGAAGGTGGGAGTTCCAGATATGGTGGTGAAGTCCGTGGGCTGGATGAGGAACTTGTTTGTTGAAGTGTTGATGACCATAATCCTGAACCCATAGCCATTCATCATTGCCACCGCCTTAGAAGAGAAAGCGAAAGAGATACTACTCTCCCCTCCCTTCACGGATATACCCACCTTACATACCGCCCTGTCTTCGTATAGGAGGGTGTTCGACCCAATCACCGATGCGTCAAACTCGATGGGGAAGAAGATGGACTTTGCCACCTCGGTGTTCACAAACGGGTCAATCACATCCCTTTCATTCAGCACCTCTTCGTTCTTGCCAGGGGCTACATACACCCCCTCCACATCCATCAGGATTCCATTCCTTGATGCCTTCATCCTGAAGAAGTGCTTATCCGAAGAGACGGTAGCATGCTCTGTTCCGTGAAGGAGTGCAGAGCTATCCGTAGATACATCCACATCCACCATAGAACGGTAGGGGAGGGCAGAGAGGTTAGCGAACCTATCCCCTCTGTGATGTAGTACGCTGAGGTACTCAGCTAGGGAGGTCTCGGTGGATGGGGATTTGAAATGACGGACAGCTCGCTCTTCA